CTAGTATTAGGCAGATGCCCAGCGCCTGTACCTCGACACGTAGCCTAGTCATGATGTCATCAACCAGCCGACGCTCATCGTTGACACCTGAAGTTAGGCCCGAGATCAGGATACTAATGTGATCCAGGCATATCACCTGACATCCGAGTGCCTTGTTCATGTATCGGATGCGATTAACGATGACATCTAGATCAGTAGATCCAAAGTGATCAAACAAGTAGAATTCACCAGCCTTTCGCATGTCATCAAACGCTTCAACAATTGCGTCCTCAGACGTGTCCTCGACTGACACAGTGATGTTCTTGTTCATGTGAAGCCCTACAAGGCCCTGTGCGGTACGCTTGGTGCTCTCTTCGAGCATCATCATGCCAATTGGGAACCCTGACTGCTGCACGTGATACATTAGCTCTCTGACGAAGGTAGACTTGCCGACCCCCGAGCCAGCGGCAATGGTGACCAGTGACCCCAGCCGTAAGCCCTTCGTGATATCGTTGAGCTTGCTGTAAGGGTAACTAATGGGAGAGACAGCATCCCCCACACCAATGACCTCTCGGAGATCGGCAGCTGCCACGATCCCATCAGGCCGATGGAGCTTGGCCTGGAAGATCGCTTGTATGACTGTCTGGGCATCCCCTTTCACAAGTGCCTCGTTGGCGTCCTTGTGTTCCCCAAGGTTTGCGATCTTGCACAAACCGATGGGTAAAGCCTCTGCACATTCAATGGCAGCTTCACGACCAGGTTCATCATTGTCGAACATGAGGACAACAGATTCGAAGCTGGTCACGTAATCGTAGTTACTGAGTAGAGCCTTCTTTGCAGCCTTAGCCCCATTGGGGAGACTGACAGTAGGCCACTTGTGGTTCTGCATTTGGCTGACGCTCATTGCGTCTATCTCGCCTTCGCAGATCACCAGGATCTTACCGTTGGACCACAAGTGTGACCCAAACAGCGTCATGTCTCGTCCGTTACCTACAACGGAAAAGTCTTTGTCTTTAGTTCTGACCTTTTGTGCGACTGGACGACCCTTTTTGTCGCGATAGGTCGCAAGTTGGACAGTCTGACCTTTGTACTTACCAACCGTGTAACCAAACTTACGACAGGTCTCCTCGGTCAGCTTGCGCGTCCGTAGAGCCTGGAAAGTGCCGTTGATCAGTGGTACCTCAGGACGCTCCTTAGGGGTCCACTGTGGGGCCTCTCCGTCGCTGCCAGCCCATGCTCCGCAGCCGAAGCAATAGACGTGACCGTCGCTGTACATCGCACCGTTGTCCCGTGATCCACATTGGTCACACGGGACGTGCTGTACGAACTCGCTCTCAACTTGTTCGATTGCTTGCATGGTGTTACGCCGCCGCTTTTGCGTTGACGTAATTCTTGACCTTAGACAATAAGGTTTTTGCCTCTTTGCGTGAGGTCTCAAGACTTGCCAGGGCAATCTGGATCTCTTCAACTTGACCGTCAGTCTTCTTTAGCCAGTCTTCGAGACCTTTGACCCATACATGATCCTCTTCATTACCATTAGGACCAAAGAACTGCTCACGAACTTGTGTCACCCAACCCCAGCGCTCGATGCCTAGCTCTTTAGCTACAGACTGATCAGTCTCTGCCTTCGTGTAACGCTGGTTCTTGCGATCATATGCTACCTGAAGCATTTCAAAGATTTCATATGATTGCTTGGGTGTTGGTTTTACTAACTCTGGTAGGTTGGTGCTCTTGTTAGCCATTTGTCTACTCCTTGGAATCAAAAAGGGGCGACCTAAGCCGCCCCCTCGCTCTCTCCTTGGTGTCAAAATACTAATGCCTCTTTTATTTAGAGGGGCTTTCGTATTCTGAGCCTTTCCTAGCTTCTTCAAGCCAGTCATCAGGTATCAACTTTGCTGCATACCTGAAGCCGTGCTTCTCGCAGTACATCGCGTATGTCGTGGGAGATCCCTTGTACAAACGCGCGTTCTGGTTCGAGAAGACAAAGCGGATGTCGATGTCTGGGAACTGTTGTTTAATCAACAGGTGTTTCTGACGGTCTTGGACCGCCCAGATCCCTTTGGTCTCGACAAAGAAAAAGCCCCCTGGTTTAGGGAGCTTAAAGTCAGGCGTGTATTTTGCCTGTCGTGCTGGGACTGTGTAAGAGATCTTGTCAGTTTCAAACTGTAGCTTGATCCCTGCCTCGGTGATTTGGTCGCCTACTCGCTTCTCAAGTCCCGACCTGAAGCCAAGCCGATAGGCAGCTTTAGAAGTCCTCAAGCTCGTCGTCGAAGTCACCAGCTGGCTCAAAGCCACCTGACGATCCTACTTCGTAACCATCGACAGCATCAAAGTCACCAGCACCATCTCCAGACCCACCAGACACTGGGTTAATAACCTGGACAGCCGCTAGACGTAGACTGATGCCCTTCTTGCCACCAGCGGTGTAAGCATCGATCTGACCTGATGCACGAAGCTCAGTGCCTGAGTACATCTTTGGGACCTGATCTACTGGGATCGGGTTGCCCTTAGCGTCGAAGTACTTTGGTTGATACTTGGACTGGATCTTAAAGACATATTCACCAGTCTCTTCATCGACATCAAACGGTGTATGGACGTTGTCTTTGGCACCGAAGTTTTCACTTTTGACACCATCGATTAGGTTAGTCATGTGCTTTGCATCTTTAGGTGCAAGACGTAATGACAACTTGTATTTACCTTCAGCGTCGAAGGCAGTGTCTGGTCGACCAGGCTGTAACCACGGGTATTGTGCTGTTCCAGCTGGTGATACAAACTTAGCTTTGGCTGACATATGTCTCTCCTTCGATCTTTGGTAGTGAATTGACGTGCGCTATTAGTTTATCGTGGAGCTTTTCGTTGATAGTAATTAGCTCTTGATTACCTTCGAACGCTTCGTGATGTTCAGGCTCAAAGCCGAGGGACATGTAGTAGAGCATGTCAGCCTCTTGTCGTGTTAGTTCTAAACTCAATGTTTAGTCTCCTGTATTTGATAGTTTCCTACTGATGAACCAGGCTCACTAGTTCCATTGGGGTCCCTTAGTCAGCTGAAGCAATATTCGCTGTCTAAGACTGCTCGGACATCTAGTGTGCCCTTCTCTGGTACAGGTGCTAGATCCATGTCTGGGTTAGCCAATCGGTTACGACACTCGATCTCGAAGTTACCTAGGACACAGTTGTCTTCATACATGTCGACGATTGCATGACGGATGTTATGGTAGAATGCCCAGGTATCTGCGGCGTTAGTTCCGAAGCTATCGTGGATCATAAAGAAGTCCTCGATGCCTTGGTCTAAACCATGACAAATCGCCAGCTGCATGTGGGCAGCATCAAGTGAGTGCACGAAGTTAGGCGCTACGCCAGCTCGTGCCTTCCTAGTGTCATACTTTGGGCCATACCCGTGAATTGTGATACGGGTTTGCTTCCTCAGTTTAGCCTCGCGGTCATACAAGAAGATCTTCACTCGTTTGACATCAGGCTTGGTGTACCTCTGGATCGCGGGAAAGCCACTAGGGGTTGTCCAGCGAACTGACCTACCTTCACGTGCTAAGGCATCAGCATATGACTGAAGGAACGCCATGCCCTGGGCAACACTAGAGATAACCTTTTGCACTGCCTGGTAGTTGAACTTCGCGAGGAACCGTGCATACGTCTCTTGCTCTCTGAAGTCACCAAACGGATGTTCAGGTATGGTTCCATAGTTCACGTCTTTCTGTAGTGGCTGCATAAGATCTTCTATGATCTGATCACCAAACCCACGTTCAACGCTAGAGTAACCATAGGTCATGACATTACGTTTCACGGTAGATCTTGTGATCCCAAACTCTAGCCACTTTTGTGCCTCTTCAGATCCATCCTCAGTCAGATCCTCGATCACCTGATTAGCCACGGTTTGATAGACATCCTGACATTCGTCATCAGGCAGTAAGTTAACCATATGACCATCTTCAGCCGACCTTGTTGCTAAGGCATAATGCTGTACGCCACTGTTAGTTCCATCCAGGGAGATAGGAAGGTGACACACTGGGTCATCACTGTAGTAGGCAAAGACAGCTGCCAGAAACTGGAACGGTTTGTCAGCTTGGGTCCAAAGGTCCACTGTGGTCTCAGGGCTGTCGTTCACTAGACGCAACCACTCGTCGTTATCCAAGACCCACTGGATCCTGTCGTCTAGACTTTTCTTTGAGACCTTCTGAAAGTCACCTGTGTTAGCCAGGTGTATCGCAAGCCAACCTCTGTCCTCTTCAGCCACAGGTTTACCTCTAGCAAACTCGAAGAGTGCCTTCACGTGGTCATCCCTGTGATAATTAAAGTGAGACACAGGATACATTCTGGATCTGAAGTCGAAACTCCAGCCGATCCAGAACTGATCATAGTTAGACATCAGTCTAGCGTGACGTAGGTCGTCATTCATGACAACCTGGTTGGCTACAGACTCGCGTCTCTTCACGTGCCACTCCTTCTGGTCCCGCTTGAGTTGACGCTGGGTCTTCTCAGGTAGACTATCGAAATACTCTGGTAGCTTAGGAAACTCTGGTGGCTCTAGTTCAGGGAACTTACCAAACCTTAGTTTCTCTTCTACGCAATACTCTAGTACTTTTAGGACACGCTTGTTGACCCTCAGAGGGGTTGCCTGGAGAGCGTTAATAGCTTTGACATACAGAGGCTCTTGATTTCTCTTTAGGTCATTCTCGATGGCTCTCCGCTGCTCTCCAGTAGCCTTACGAACTAAAGGTACTAAAGGTGACAACATGTCATCCTGATAGACACCAGTATCGTAAGCCGTCCAAGGCTTCGGTGGTACTACAAGAGGACCAAACTGAGGCTCTGCCCAGGATGCATCAAACAGTCTTTGCTTTATGAGATCTTCTGCATCTGCGGTAAGACAAATGAACCTGTGTGTCTTTAGTTTACTTTCTTCAGTACTGACATCAAAGATACCTGAGTGCTCTAGTACTGCATTGAGAATAGGACTAGCGATATTGATCTTCATAGCTCTAGACCATTTGTCAAACTTAAAGCCAGCTTTAGACGCAATGATACGTGCAGCCTTTAGTCTGTAGCGTTCACTGGAGTGATCTCTAGCTACCTGTGATACCAAGCGTTTGAACAGGTTGTTATCGTATTGTCTGAGATCTTCTGCCCAAACCTCTAGTTCTACTCTAGCTCCTATCTGAGTTAAGACACCCGCTAACGTGTGCATCTTTAAGACACCATCGTAACAACAGTTCAAACCTAAGTAGGCTAATGTATCTGGGTCTTGGTCTGCCAGTTCTTCATACCACAGGCTCTTCTTTCCTAGGCCACTACTTGACCTTTTTAGGTCTTCTTCAAGTGCTATGGTAATTGCCTGAGACACCTTAGGTAGTGCGTCGGTAAGGATCTGGTGGGGTATCTCACGTTGACTGGGTGTCAGTTTCTCTTGTCTTCTGTTGTATCTCTCTTGACCTCTTTGGATCATTTGTTGCTCAAGTTCAGCTTGGTACTGAAGAACCTCGTTCGTCATTCTTGTAGTCTCCCTTGGGTTTATTAGGGGTCCCTTAGTTAACCCATTGTTTTTATTGGTGTCTGTTTTCTTAGCATTGGAACGTAAAAGGGAGCCTCTAGGCCCCCATTAGTCTTGCTATTTCCATCGCTGCGTCCTCTTTCTGGTGCACGTACTTTTGTGTCGTCTGTAGCGTCCGATGGCCTAGTTGCATTGCCACGGTTACTGTGGGCAGCTTGTGGTCATTGACCATCGTGGTAGCCGCAGTGTGCCGAAGTGTGTGAAAGACAAACTCTTTATCACCTGGTGCAATCTTGGAACGTGCATCAGACCAGCTGTCATAGAACTTGTTCTTCGTGTACAGCGCACCTGGTGTGAACTCTAGATCAGCCAATGCCTTGTAGGCTTTACCAGATAAAAACACCGTGCGGTCATCGCCGTTCTTTGTTTTGGTCAGGCGCACGACACACATGTCCTTCCCACGCATCTCTACGATGCTAGGGTTGATGCTGTGGATCTCGTCATGGCGCATACCACTGCTGAGTGCAATCTGACACCAGTTCCGCATCCACCAGTGCTTGTGATCACCAAAGAAGTCTAATAGCTTCTCC